GGTCACTGGTACGTAGTCACCACCTGATGGGAAGAAGGTTGCGTCCTGCCATGCAAAATCGACTTCAATTGCACCATCTGGAATTTGTGACGCCAAATGCTCTTTGACCTTCTCAATCATGTTTGAAAAACACTTACATTCACTCATGATTCCCGACCCCGTTCTTCAGTGCTACCGAACCCACCGTCGCCACGTTCCGTATCAGACAGTTCATCCTCAACCTGGAACATCGGCTTGTAGAAGGGTGTGAACATCAACTGTGCGATGTAGTCACCTGGGTAAATCATTTGGGCATCATTGCCAAAGTTTTCCAGCACCACAAACACTTGACCACGGTAATCCGGGTCCACCAACCCTGGGGTGTTCGCCGGACGCAACCCTTTCTTCGTAGCAGTACCGGATCGCGGCAATACCTGCATGGCCACATTACCAGGTACTTCAAACGCCCAACCAGTGGACAACTTCACCACTTCACCGGGGAATATCTGAATAACCTCTTTACCACAGTAAGCAATATCCGTGCCAGCAGCCTGACTTGACCCCCGGCGAAGGGGTGAAGCGTCACTGTTCAATCGGCGGACTTTGAGTTTCAGGAATTGAATGTTCAATGTTGATTACCCCTTTAATTGTATTTTTTTAACCAAGCGTTAATTGCGTCCTGGGAATATGCCCTTCGTATCGACCTCATTGTTGAGGGTAAAATGCTACTTGGTGTACCATAAACCCGAACTATTTCTTCAACTGTTGATTCTAGGCTGCTCATCACTGACGATCCTTAAATGATTGAATGTTGTATTTCTGTAGTTCGGTGTACATCGCTTGCAGGTACAGCGCCTGCTGGCGGGCGTCGTCCTCCGCGTTGTGTTTCACACCCTTGAAGTCTGGTGGTCGGGCGATGTGCCCATGTTCACCTTTGAAGGTTCTGAAACACCGGTCGTTCCAGAATTTCCACGGTGCTTCCATTGCGAACGACTCATACAGACTTACCGTGATGGCGTTGTCGAATGACGCACCGTTGCCCCACACCAGTAAGTTCGTGTCGCCCTTGGTGAGAAAATGGGTCAGTTTTTCAAGAGCGTGAACCACCGACTTCACGTTGCCCTGTTTGAAGATCACCCGTGCTTCCGGTGATTGCTTTTTCCACCATGCGACGGTTTCCTTGCATACCGTTCGACGTACTTTGATCTGTGCATCACGGTATTCTTTCAGGCCGAAAATCAGGTTCAAACCTTCCATCTTCACCGATGGATCACGGCGGTTGAACAGCACAACACCGATGGAAAGTACAAGTGCTGAAGGGCGAGTGTCCAACGTTTCAAGGTCGATCATTGCATCCGTCAGACCGTTTTTCATGTGACAGTCTTGTGGGTACGGTGACAACGACCCGGACCCTTTTTGGTGTAAGAGGGTGATTGGGGCTGGTTTGAACGCGGCGCTTTTTCCCACAGAACGTAGGGGTACATCGGGCGGTTGCTTGGTTGTCTCGTTTTTCCGTAGGTGTTGGTTGATGTCAGCAGTGCCATAATCTGAGCGATAGTTTTCATTGTGAAGTTTCCTTATGCGAGAAATAGCATTGCAACCCAAGTTCCAGCAGCGGCAACGAGAATCAGAGAACGAAGGGGTAATGAGGGAATGCAACCAAGGATAGCTCCGTGCCACCAGAGGGCGACCGGCTCTTTGCCGACGAACTCAAGCCAGGTGTTAATCGTGTAAGGCACCAGGAAAGAAGTCACGAACACAGCGATAAGTGTCGTGATAAGAAAATAAAAGAAAGCGTTACGTTGGATAGTCTTAACTCGCTGATCAAAATCCGAATGGTTCATTGTCATGTCCTTTTCAGGGTTAAAAATAGCGACCCTGGTGTGGGTCGCTTGTATATAAAACTAATGGTTGTATCTGATTACAAACCTAGATCGTCGTCGTCCATGTCATCGAAATCATCATCCAACTGATCCGACAGTTCACCATCGTTCAGGTCGTCAAAGTCATCGGCGGACGCACCGGAAGCACCGAATTCTTCACCGTCTTCACGGAACCGGACACCTTGCAGTGAACAGCGGATCGCCTCACCGTACTGGTTGTCCTGCACCCAGAAGTTGATGATGGCATCGACGTAGCAGCCGGCGTACAAACGTTGCTCTGCTTCGTCCGGGGTCAGTTGGGTCTTGTCACGATCCAGCAGGGTGGGGCGCTTGTAGTTCTTAGCGGCCACCACGTATTGACCATGGTACCCGTCGTAAACCTCTTTGCTGGTTTTGTTGGTGAACATTTCACCTTTACCAAAACATTCGATAGGTTTCATTTTCAAAGGTTTGGTGCCCCAAGCTTGTTTGATCAAACCTTGGATTTCAGCATTCACCTGTTTCAAAATAGCCTTGTTTTCCGCATCAGTCGGGTCCAGCAGGAAGCTGGCGGAAAATGCCGGCTGTGAACTGTCATACCCCTTGGGTACATCGGCTTTGTGCAGTGTCGGGAACGACAGGCGTACACGATTCAGTTTAATCTTCTTACCGCTGATTGATTTTTTAGCAGCCATGTTCAAAATTCCTCTTAGTCCAGATCGTCAAATTCATCTGCGAGTGATTGGTTCACCGAGGGTCGCGGGTCGTCGTCCGCTGCCAGTGACGGTTTACCTTCTGCCTGGGTGAACAGGGTTTTGAACCGATCATCCAGTTTCTTTCTACCAATGGTTTTCTCAGCCTGTGCCACCGATAGTAGGGACTTGGTATAACGGGTGTCGTCATCCAACTCTTTCACTATCAGGTAATCGTTAGCTTCATCTTCATCTTTCCAATTTCGGGTTCCTTTCTTACCCTCAACCACTTTAAGGCCGGGGAATACTTCACCCTGTAATGCACGGGTTTCCATGAATTTGCGGACGTTGGACGCCCATGCACCAATGAAGGCGAGCATCGGGTGCAGTTTTGCCAGTTCCTCGTTGTTCATGGAGTCCGGGTTCTTGAATGCATCAAAAGCGTCGGCGTCCGGGTCATCAATGATCGAACTATAAATGCTTTCTTTCAGGGTGCGACACCGTGCGCGGCGGTCGCAGAACCAGCAATGTTCGCCGGCTACGAAGGTGCGCTTTTCAGGGTCTTGTGCTACCCGGTACCGTGAATAAGCCTCACTTCTAAACAGTTCCAGACTGCTTTTCTTGAACACCCAACTGGCGATGTTATTGATTCGTGGCTGCACTACATGCAACACCAGGTCTGTCATGTCTGTGCGAACGCGCCGTGTTAACAGATTGTCAAACGCACCGATCCCGTAGAGTTTCATCTGTGAATTTTCGATCACCGAAACAAACTTGCCCTTGCCGTATTTCAGGTCAAACACATGGAGTCGTTTCTTGTCGGCAGTCAGTATCACCACATCACCGGTGCCCTTTTGACCAGGCAACACCTTGTCCAGTGACATCTTCTGTTCCACCCATACTTCAGCGCCGGGTGTGACAAAATCCATGATGTACTCATACGCTTTGTCGGTTTCTTCACCCATTTCAGCGTCAACGGTGTGATCTTCACCCAAGTCTTCAACGAAGATGGAATCCCCGATGAAATCCCTGGGTGACATTCGCATGTCCAGACAGATGGCCAGGAGTGCATGGGCAACCGTTCCTTCACGGGCATACTCACTACCACCGTCATCGGTGGCAATCAGCCCGATCTTTTTGTCCTGAGCTATCGTGGGTATGCTTGCGGTACAAACTGACCACTGATCGTACCCGGACGGACTGTACGGTGTGTGTCCCATGCTGACCCCTTACTTACCGGCTTTCTTCAAAACAGCCAGTGCGGCGTCTTGCATGGCACCCAATTTGTCGTCTTTCACTTCATCGAAGTTGCGGGCACCGTGGCTCTTGAACAATTTCAAAGCGTCTTCACGACCCACTTCACGCATCACACGAACCATGACTTTCTTTACGTCGTCGCGGTTAATAGTCGTCGCTTCGTCTTCCAGGTCTTCCAGGTCGTCCAAGTCATCGGCACCATCGGAATCCAGATCATCCAGATCATCCAGCTGGTCGGCCAGTTCGTTATCCGGCTCAGATTCAGCTTCTTCAGCCAGCTTTTTACCGGTGGCGGGGTCCACGTCGTACTTTTCACAAGCAGCTTCCCATTTGACCTTGCCCACGTTCACCAGGTCGTCACCGGTGGGTACCACTCCACCTTTCTCAACGATCTCACCGGTCTTGGTGGTCTTGTTCCAGACGTAGGTTTTGCGACCGGCCAGGTTTTCGGCAGCAGCAGTTGTTTCTTCAACTACCGATTCAGTAGTAGTATCAGCGGTAGCACCATAACCCTGAACGCCGTTTTCTTTGACGGGTGGTGTTGCGTTACCCAGTGCAAGTGCAATTGCTGCTGGAAGACCGTTGATCGCCTGGGTCAGTTCCTCTAACCGTAATTCAATACTCATGGTGTAATCCTGTGTTGATTCTAAGGGGTTTTTTCGGATCAGTTACAACCGAGAGTTGTAATTTACGATAATGGTTGTATCATTGTCAACACTCGAACACCAAACAAACTGAAATGAGGAAATAAAATGTCCAGCAATAATGTTGAGCGAGCGTTTGAAGCAGCGAAAAAGAAATTCGGCGGACTGCCCGCTGTGTGTGGTGTTCTGAACGTGTCCACCTCTTATGTCTACATGGCCATTAACCGAGGTGAAGCGTCACTGCCGTGTGCAATGAAGCTGGAAGCGTTGCTGGACGGTGATTTCACCTGGCAGGAACTGTGCCCTCGGGCAGACAAGGATGTGAAAGAAGTTCTGGAACGCGCCAACAAACTGTAAGAGGCATTGCATGTCCGACCTCATTGAACCCCGGCTTGACCGGGTGCCGGACGAACTCGCTTCTGTAAAACAGTGGGTAGTCTGGAAAGCTGTCAAAATGACAAAAAGGGATGGGACGGTCAAAACCACCAAGGTTCCATACGATCCAAAAACAGACAAGAAAGCCAGCAGTCAACGTCGCAGTAACTGGGGTTCGTTTGATCAGGCATCCGAAGCACTGCTGATGGGTGGGTACGACGGTGTGGGTTTTGTCTTCACCGCCGATGACCCGTTCGTAGGTATTGACCTGGACAACTGTTTCAACGAAGACGGATCACTCCGGGCAGACGCTGAAACAGCGGTCAACACGGTTAAGTCGTTCACCGAAATATCACCCTCGGGTACCGGTCTGCACATCATCTGTAAAGGGCGATTGCCTGGGTCGGGTCATTGCGACAACAAGACCGGTCGTGAGATGTATCAGGACGGGCGGTTTTTCACCATCACCGCCAACATCGTGGGTGACTACTCAACGGTCAATGATAGTCCTGAAGCGGTCACCCTGCTTTATGATGAATGGTTTGGTCAGGCGAGCTACCAGGATTACACAGGCGTTGATTTGGACTGGGACGGTGAACAACCGATTGTTCCCCTTGAGAAGATGCCTGTATCTGACTATGTGAAAAACCTGGTTACCAACGGTGAAGGAATGGAAGACTTCACCGATAAGGTGGAATCACCAGACCGATCGCTGGCCCTGTTCATGGTGTGCCGTGAAATGTTCAACGCCGGCGTGAACAAGGAATCCATTCTCACCTGCCTGTCCGATTCCAACTATTACCTGTCAGGTGCGGCACTGGAACGCCGGGGTGGTAACGAGCAATCTGCCCGTACCTGGCTGTGGAAGTACACGCTGGCAAAAGTGGTTGCCAAGCACCAGGAGCAGGCAGAGTTATTTGATGATTTGGACAGCGAAGATGAACCGGTAACACAGGCACCGGTGGAGAATAGGACAAAAGACCCGGCTGAAGACATGCCGATGAAAGAGTCCAAATTGGACCGTCAAAAACGCATTCAAGAGTTGCCGTTTGAAAAAGGCAACCATGAAAAGAATGCCCTGTTGTTCCTGAAACATATCAGCCCATTGGTCAGGGCCATGAAACAGTATTTTCGTTTCAACGGTCGGTACTGGCAGCTGTATGGGGATGACCAGGTAGAGCGTGACATCCAGCAAGCACTGCGTGGCCGGGACTTCCCGCTGTCAACCATCAACAATACAATAACCACCGTTCGCCGATTTTCCACCAAAGATGAATTCAACCCTCACCCCACCATCATTACCTTCAGGAACGGGTGTGTTGATCTTGACGGTTGGGATATGGGATTGGTGGATACCACACTGTTACCCCACGACAGGAAGTACAAATCGACATCCATGTTGGATTTTGACTTTGACCCCACGGCAACATGCCCGGAGTTCGACAGATTTCTGGTTCAAGTTTTTGAGGGTGACATTGAATGCTCCAACGTGTTGTTGGAATTCCTGGGTTACCTATTAGTGGATGATTACCGATTCCAGAAAATCCTGCTAATGGTGGGTAAGTCTCGCTCAGGCAAAGGCACCATCGCCAACAACATCATCCCTGCTTTAGTAGGTCGTGAGTCGTTCGCAGCCACCAGTCTGTCCAGCTTGGCCGGTGACCACGGTTTAGCCTCATTGATGTATGCCAAGGTCGGTGTTATTGGTGACGCCCACCACGGGCAGCGTGACCGGATAGGTCGGGCAAAAGAAATACTTTTGAATATCTCAGGTAATGACCATGTGCCGGTGAACCCGAAAGGCAAAGATGAAATCAGTATGCGCTTACGTGCCAAACTGATCATGAGTGCCAACGAGCAACCACGGTTCGCAGACGGTATGGATGCATTGGCTAATCGCTACCTAATACTCCCGTTCAATGTGTCATTCATTGGTCGTGAAGACCCTATTTTGGCGAAAAAGCTGCTGGCGGAAATGCCGGGTATTTTCAACAAAGTATTGGCTGCATTGGTCACCTTGGGTGCCAATAACCATTTCATCGAACCGAAGATCAGTCAGCCAAAACGTGAAGAAAGCATGATGCTTCAGAACCCTGAATCCTACTTCAACAAGAAGTTCCTGGTTCACACCGGTAATGAAGATGACAGGGTGGCCATGCGTGACGTGTACGACGCTTACTGCATGTTCTGCCATGAGATCGACAAGAAGCCGGTAGACGGTAAGTGGTTTGGTCGTCGTCTGAATGACGTGGTAGACCACCTGAAGTCAGGCCGATTAAAGAAAGAGGAAGGTCGCCATAAAGCCTACATAGGTGTGAAAATAAATGAGGAATCAATGAAGGATTTCGTCACCGACGTTGAGCAATTCTGACACCGAATTGGTTACATTTGTGAACTTAAAACCACCTTCGGGTGGTTCTTTTTTGCCTGTAATCCGTGTACTCACAAGGGCACCAAACGTGTCCCAGTAAAGAAAAAACGAAAAGAAGAATGTTTTTCAGTAAAGAAGAATGTTTTTGAAAAAGAAGAATGTTGAGTTTAAAAAAGAAGAATATTGAGTTTTTAAATCTGTCCCACCATAGAAGGGACACGTCACGGTAGAAAAATCTTATGGAAACACTGTAAGTTATTGATTTATATATATCTTCTTCTATTTTGTCCCTTTGTCCCTTTATAATATATATTAATAGTAATAATAGTATATAAAAGAGAGAGGGGTGAATCGTATCTCACGCTGAACGTGCTGACGGCAATACTGGTACCGTTTGTGTGTTTGTCGGGACACTGGGGACAACAGGACATGCCGGATTCTGCAACTTAAAATTCCCACGGTGTTCAAGCCAGTCCGATGTACAACCCTCGGTGTCAGAAATACCTGAATCTGGAAGGTCGGAATTCCCACGGTGATTCGCCTGTAAAAACCGCTGCATGAATCCGTGAAAACTGAAAGTTGACTTAACGACTTTTGGGTGTATGATTTGAATTCTTGAATTTAATTATCAATTTCAAACTCACCACGGATTTCATCGACATGGCGAAAGCGTCTGAATTCACCGAACTGGTACGTGGTGCCAGTATCAGCCAACTAGGCCAGTTGTTTGACCTCGACCGGCGCACGGTGACAGATCGCTTGAAAGATACTCAACCCAGTGGTCGCCGCAATGCACACCCGATTTACAAAATCGCAGACATTGCTGAACTCCTGGTCGTCGGTTATCTGACCAAAG